CTCTCTAAATTCTCCGGCGGATATTTTGGAAAGCCGACCTTTAGACACAAAACAGGTATAGCATTAGACCCTAAACACGTCTAAAGTCGACAGAACACCACAACAAGCAACACGAACTGCAGTTATATTCTGCAGAACAAGGACGAACTATGCTAGAACTGTTCAAAACTGGAGGTGGAGGATGTGCCTAGGCTAGTCAAAGAAGGCAAAGAGCCGGCAAGGCATCGTCCACCGGCCACGACACTAGAAGACAGAGAAGACCGGCTTATTGCTAGGGCAGTCGATTTGGCCGAACAGAAGCTCATTGACGGAACTGCAAGCCCCCAGATGATATTACACTACCTGAGGCTCGGATCCACAAAGGAGCGACTGGAGAAAGAGAAGCTCGAGAAGGAAAACGAGCTGCTCAAGGCAAAAACGAAAGCCCTTGAATCGGCTGCGAAGACAGAAGAACTGTATGCAGAGGCAATCACAGCTATGAAAGCATACGCATACGGACTGGAAGAGTAATGAAGAAACTTCTAACATATTCTGAGCTTAAGAGGTTTCAGACCTTCGAGGAGCGATTTGAGTATGTAAAACTCGGCGGGACCGTTGGCGAGAGTACATTTGGATTCGATCGATATTTGAACCAGGCGTTGTACACTTCCGGCGAATGGCGATCTCTCAGAAACAAGGTTATCATTCGCGATAATGGCTGTGATCTTGGTGTAGACGGCCGCGATATTGGAAAGTACATCATCGTTCATCACATGAATCCGATTACCATAGAGGACCTTGACGAAAGGAATGAAGACATATTCAATCCGGAATTCCTGATTTGCGTTTCAAGGAACACGCACAACGCAATCCATTTTGGGGATGAAAGCCTTCTTCCGAAAGGGCCGGTAGAAAGGCGACCATATGATACTTGCCCGTGGAAGTAGGTGACGATTATGGAAGAGAGCATTCTCATTACGATCAAGAAGATGCTCGGCCTTGCCGAAGACTATGAAGTGTTTGATCTGGACATTACCGTTCTGATCAATGCCGCCTTCTCCGTCCTTCGCCAACTCGGTGTCGGTCCAGTAGAAGGATTTTCGATACACGGAAACAGCGAAACCTGGGGCGACTTCGATGGCGATCCAGCTAGACTCGAGATGGTGAAGACGTACATCTATCTCAAGGTGCGGGTCGTATTCGATCCTCCGACAGGTGGCGTTCTGGATGCCATGAACAATACGATCAAAGAGTATGAATGGCGTATGAATGTCGAAGTTGATCCAGACATGCTCAACGGTTGACACGCATCACAGTTATGGTCTATAATTATTCTGCATCATGATCGATGGAGGATAAGCAAATGAAGATCATTGAATTCAAATGTCCCCATTGCGGAGCCGATTTGACCGTTGAAGAAGGCCGAAGCACGCTGTTTTGTCAATATTGCGGCGGGAAACTTGTTCTTGACGAGTTCGATAAGAAGACTGTTCGGATTATTAACGATGCCGAATTAGAAAAAGTGAAAGCCGAAAAAGAGCTCACCATTGCCAAAATAGAGTACCGAATCAAGAGGAATAAGACCATTCAGAAAATCGGTGCTGCTCTTTTGATTGTGTCGGCCGTTCTTTTTGGCATAGCCATAGTGTCTGGCGAGAAAATCATGGAAGGGCCATTCACATTATTTGGTTTGTACTCTACCATTGCCGGGTTTATCATGATCATTCCAAGAGATCCGACAAAAGAAGACGATTCAGACAAGAACGGAGACTAGCCAGTAGCAAACCCATGGCCGCCACGATGGCGGCTTTTTCTTATTTTTGGTGAAAGGAGGAGATGCAGTTGTATGAGTACAACTACCTCATGCATTGGGGAATAAAAGGAATGCGCTGGGGCGTACGTAAATACAGAAACCCCGATGGTACTCTCACCGAAGCCGGGAAGAAAAGGTACGCAAAAGAACAAGCAAGGGAACGATACGGCGGAAGAAAAAGCGTAAGCGAAATGACGGACGAGGAGCTCAGAACCTATACGAATCGACTCAGGCTCGAAAAAGAGTATTCTGAAATGATGAGCAAATTGCACCCGTCGAAGAAAAAGCAGGTCCTGGACTTCACGAAGAAGTTAATGGGCGACGCCGTATCTAAACTGGCGACAAGCGGAATCGACGCCATTGTAAAGAAAGCGTTCAGCGAGAAGAAGCCCCCGAGGGACGAAGAACTATCCTCTGCCGAGCGTGATCTTAAGCTCACGAAAGCCAAACGAGACCTGTACGCGACGAATAAGCAGCTTTCAGAGTGGCAAGAAGCAGACGAGCAAAAGAGAAAAGAAGAGCGGGAAAAGAAGAAAGCTGAAAAAGAGGAGAAGCGCGAGCAGAAGAGACGGGAATCGGCCACACGCCAATGGGAAAAACAAGAAAAAGGCAGAGCATGGGTTGACGGAAAGAGGGTTAAGGTGTCGACCAAATGAGCTTATCTAACACAGCCACCCCGCGATATTACGGGGAATTTCGGAACGCCGTAATCCGAGGCGAAATTCCGGTATGCAGAGAGATCTCCATGCAGATGAACCGCATCGATGAGCGGATCGCGGACCCTACGATGTTCTACGATCCGGATCCCGTCGAGCGGTTCATTTTATTCTGCGAAAACGAACTGACCCTTACTGATGGTTCGGATCTAAAGCTGCTGGATTCGTTCAAGCTTTGGGCGGAGGACGTGTTCGGTTGGTATTACTTCATCGACAAGAGCGTATGGGAGCCCAGCGAAGACGGAAGAGGCGGCCGGTATGTGAGGAAGCGCGTGAAGACACGTCTTACCAACAAGCAATATCTGATCGTCGGTCGAGGCGCGGCGAAGTCTGTATACGAGTCGTGCATTCAGACATATTTTCTGTGTAATGACCACGCGACGACCCAACAGATCACGACTGCCCCAACCATGCGGCAGGCGGAAGAGGTCATTGCCCCGATCAAGACCGCAATCGCCAGAGCCAAGGGGCCGCTGTTCCGTTTTATGACAGAGGGATCCCTGCAGAACACGACCGGATCCAAGGCGAACAGGCAAAAGCTGGCCTCGACCAAAGACGGCATTAAGAACTTCCTGACCGAATCGATCATTCAGATTCGGCCGATGTCCATTGACGCGCTTCAGGGGTTGAGGCAGAAGATCGCTACGATCGACGAGTGGCTTTCCGGCGATATTCGCGAGGACGTAATGACCCCTCTCGAGCAATCCGGATCCAAGCACAACGACTGGCTGATCGTGGCGACGTCCTCCGAGGGCACAGTTCGTAACGCTACCGGCGACTCCATCAAGATGGAGCTGATGAGCATCCTGAAGGGCGACTACAAGAATCCTCATGTGTCGATCTGGTATTACAAGCTGGACGATATTAAGGAAGTAGGTCAGCCGGAGATGTGGCTCAAGGCGAACCCGAATCTCGGCAAGACCGTGAGCTACGAAGCATACCAACAGGATGTGGAGAGAGCCGAGAAGGTGCCGTCTGCCCGGAACGATATTTTGGCAAAACGATTCGGCCTGCCCATGGAGGGCTACACGTACTTCTTCACATACGATGAGACCGTGCCGCACAGGAAGCGCGACTTCTGGAAGATGCGTTGCTCGCTCGGGTGCGATCTTTCCCGTGGTGACGACTTCTGCGCGTTTACGTTTTTGTTCCCCCTTCCGAGGGATTGCTATGGCATCAAGACGCGCTGTTATATTACGTCCCAGACACTGATGCAGCTGCCGATCGCCATGCGGAACAAATACAACGAGTTCATCGCGGAAGGAAGCCTGATCGTGCTGGAAGGCACCGTGCTGGACATGAACGAGGTATATGAGGAGTTGGACAGCTATATTTCCGACTCTCAGTACGACGTATGCAGCATGGGCTTCGACCCATACAACGCCCGTGAATTCGTGGAGCGCTGGGAGATGGAGAACGGGCCATTCGGAATCGAGAAGGTCATCCAGGGGGCAAAGACCGAGTCCGTCCCCCTTGGCGAGATCAAGAAGATGGCAGAGGACAGGCTCCTGGAATTCGATCAGGAGATCATGTCCTTCTGCATGGGGAACTGTATCACAATGGAGGATACAAATGGTAATCGAAAATTGCTTAAAAAGCGCGGTGATCAGAAGATAGACTCTGTCGCCGCTCTTTTGGACGCTTATGTGGCTTACAAGCTGCATAAAGATCAATTTGAGTAGGTGATGAAAATGGCACAGTATTATGTCGGTTCTTTTTCTGCTGACAGTAACGCGCTCTACCATCATGGCATTAAGGGCCAGAAGTGGGGCGTGAGGCGTTTTCAGAATGAAGACGGAAGTTTGACGTCAGCCGGTCGCCAACGCTATAAGATGTCCGAGGCAGGTGAAAAAGCCAAGAACGAATTACATGATGCCTGGAGTAGGATGGAAGGGCGGACTGGCGAGCATGCCATCATTAGAGAGGGCGACGCCAGGGGCGGATTAGATCCAGAACAGGTCGACAAACGTGGCAAAAAATTTCGAGTAAGCGGAATCGATGACTGGAAATTCTTTGAAACAACTGAGAGAAATGCCGCGGATAGCGTTAATCTTGCGGAAAAGGAAGCACGATATAAAAAAGCGCGAAATGTAAATGTCAAAACCCTCGGACTCATCGGAAGAAAAGAACTTAAAAAAGCAGAAGAAGCATTCGAAGACGCATCTGCCGAATATTACGACAAAGTCATGACAACCTCGGTTGAATTTATTAAAAAACTTCCAAAGCGCGAACGCGATATTTACAGGGATTACGTATATCGGCGTCTCGGTTTTGATTGGTGATTTATCATGGCTGGCTATTATATTGGATCGATTTTTTGTACAACAGATTCGTTGTGGCATCACGGCATAAAAGGCCAAAAGTGGGGTGTCAGAAGATTCCAAAATGAGAATGGCTCGTTGACAAGTGCTGGAGAGCAGCGATATTTAACTGGTGGAACGCAAAGCAGCACATCTCCAAACGCAGGAAAACGTCAACCAGTCAGAATGGCTACAGATGAAGAAATGGCAATATGGAATAATAGCGTTGATCGCGAAAAAAGCCGAAAGGGCCATGCCGCCGATACCGTAGTTTCCGAGGCAGCAACTCGTGGAGCGAATCTCGTTTTGCAGCTATTAAGTGGTAATTTCGTCGGTGCAGCGATGAACGTTGCTGGCGCAGCTAAAACGGCAGCGAAAGCCGGAATTGCGAACAAAAGGTCGGAGAAATATTTCAAAGATAGAGAGAAAAATGGTCAGATCGATGAAAAGACCGGTTTGTACAAAAAGCAATCTGAAATGTCAGATAAAGCAGATTTGAAGGCTGTTAATCCGGAGTTTGAGAGCTTTAATTCAAATTCTAAATCTAATTGCATGCTTTGTTCTGTTACGTATGATATGCGTAAACGTGGTTATGATGTTACTGCGCAGCACGATTCCGAGGGCTTTGATCGAAATAAGATTTCGGATTGGTACCCTGGAGCGAAGCGTGTGGATGTAAGCATGGCGAATGAAAAAGGCAAAGAAAGTCGTCGAGCCATGATCAAGAACACAATAAAAGAGCTGTCAAAGCAGGGCAATGCCAGAGGAATTATTTGTGTGAACTGGACCGGCTCTGGCGGAGGGCATGCTATGAGCTACCAGGTTAAAAATGGAAAGGTTGAAATTCTTTGCGGGCAATCAAATAAGAGATTTGAGAACCCCGCGTCAATATTGAAGAAAACGAGTGGTGTTTCGTTCTTCCGTCTTGATGGGCTCGAACCGGACATAAAGAAAATTAAGAAGGAGTGCGTACGATGACAATAGAAGAAGCCCAGAAACAGTTAGAGAAAAGATATCCAAATTTGACTGTTATGCGGGGCGTTGACTATGACAAGGAGCACTACGTGTTCAGTGCCCCAACATCAGACGAGGAGCTCGATCCATTTTACGGGGTGAACAAGAGAACAGGCGAAATTACACATTTTTCTCCAGAGGACGACCTTGAACATTTTCTTGATGTGTGGGACGAGGGCGAAGAAGCGGACGATACTCCGGAATATACAGACGAAGATACTCAGGACGACGATAAGGTCATTGCAAGTGGAAAGGCTTTTTCCGATCAGTTTTTTGGGCAAATACAGTGAGGACGGTGATTACGAATGCCAACACTAGGTGAAAGGCTCCAGCATGCCTGGAATGCCTTCCGGGGACGCGACCATCCCGACTATCGGGATCTAGGGCAGCCAAGCTTTTACAAGCCCGATTCAAGACGGATCGTTAACTGCGACGATCGGTCCATCGTGGCCGCGATCTGCAACCGGATGGCCATGGACGTGGCTGCCGTTCCGATTATCCATGCAAGGACTGACCAGAACGGCCGATACATCGAAGAGATCGCAGACGGGCTTCATAACTGCCTGAACATTTCCGCCAACATCGACCAAACTGGCCGAGCGTTCCGGCAGGACATTGCCCAGAGCATGTTTGATGAAGGTGTCATCGCCGTGTGCCCCATCGATACGAACGTGGACCCGACTAAATCTGCGTCATTCGAAATCGAGACCATGCGAACCGGACGGATCACTCAGTGGTACCCGAGGTATGTTCGCGTGGAGGTCTACAATGACCGGACCGGCAACAAAGAAGAGATCAACTTCGATAAGGATAAGGTCGCGATCATTGAGAACCCACTGTTCGATATCATGAACCGGCCGAATAGCACCCTCAACCGACTGCGGCACAAGCTGACACTGCTCGACCGAATCGACGAGCAGAGCAGCAGCGGAAAACTCGACCTGATCATTCAGCTTCCCTACGTGGTGAAATCGGACATGCGGCAGAAGCAGGCCGAAGAGCGAAGGAAGAAGATCGAGGAACAGCTGAACGGGTCCAAGTACGGTATCGCCTACATCGACGGTACAGAAAAGATCACTCAGCTGAACCGAGCAGTTGAGAATAACCTGCTCAATCAGATCGAGTACCTGACCAATCAGTTGTATGCCCAGCTTGGCATCACGCCGGAGATCCTGAACGGCACTGCGGATGAAAAAGCCATGCTGAACTACAACAATCGGACGATCGAACCGGTACTGGCCGCGATCGCCGATGAATTCAAACGGAAGTTCCTCACAAAGACTGCCCGCACTCAGGGGCAGTCCATTTTGTATATACGGGATCCGTTCAAGCTTGTTCCGATCAGCAACATCGCGGACATCGCCGACAAGTTTACCCGCAACGAAATCCTGAGCTCCAACGAGCTTCGTGGCATTGTGGGCTTCAAACCGGTTGACGACGTTCGCGCAGACGAGCTGCGGAACAAGAACCTGAACCAGAACAACGAGGAACTGAATCCCGTAAACGCTGCCATGGCGGATTATCAAAATGGCAGTGAACTGGGCGAACGAGCCGCTTCCCCATCCTCAGGACAGCCAATCGCAGGCCAAGACAACATAGCTGAC